CGGCAGCAAGGTAAAACAACGGCGTTTAGTGCGCTTGTCGGTTGGTGGCTTGTGGAACGTGCCCGGGTTGCCGGCCCGCAATACGTGGTCAGTACCGCCCACAAACTTGACCGGGCTACCGCCGTGTTCCAACAGCTAGCCCCGGTGCTCGAAACCCATTACGGGGCAAAAGTGGCGTGGAGCTACGGCCGCAACGTGGTGACGATGCCCGACGGGTCAACGTGGCACGTGAACGCCGCAACCCCAACCAACGCCCACGGCGGCACCTATGACCTTGTGGTAGCCGACGAAATTTGGAGCATTGGCCCGGACGTAATTTTTGACGCCTACCGGCCCGCCATGATCGCCCGGCCATCCCCGTTGCTTTCTATGTGGTCCACCGCCGGCGACGAGGGGTCAAAAGCCATGATGCAACTACGTGAGCAAGGTATGCGCATTATCGAAGCCGGCAAACCCGGCAAATTGTATTTCGCGGAATGGTCACCGCCGCCCGGGGTCAATCTTGGTGACCCGGCGCAATGGGGATGGGCAAACCCGGCGCTCGGCATCACCATTACCCCGGACGCGTTGCAAGCGATGGCAGACACCCCCGACCGGCAAGCGTTTCTAAGGGCCCATTGCAACACGTGGGTAGCGGCGGTAGGGGCATGGCTTCCGCCGGGCTTGTGGGCCGAACTAGCCACCAATGAGCCGATGCCGGCCGGCGGCATCCTCGCGGTTGACAGCTCGCTAGACGACTTGCGGTATGTCGGGGTTCGAGCCGTGCAACACGACGATGGCAGCGTGCAAGTTTGCACCGAATTTGTGGTTGACACCGCGGCCGCTATGTGGGAGCAAGTAGCCCGCGTATGCGAAGAGCCAACTACGCAGCTTGCCATAACGCCGGGGCTTTCGGAATTCACCCCGGCAAATTTGGCCCGCCGCATGGTGGTTGTCGGACAGCAAGAAATGGCCCGTTACACCCCGATTGTAAAAAACATGATTAGCGAGCGTCGGGTACGGCACCCGGACGAGCTCGCCCTTAACGAACATATGACGCGGGCCGTGGCCGGCCGCTCGGGTAATAGCATTACGTTGACAAGCCAAAAAAGCCCGGGGCCTATCGAATTGGCCCGGTGCACCGTTTGGGCCGTCGGGCTCGCTGCCAAACCGGTGGTAACTAAACGGGCAATGATGGGTTCCGCAAAACGCTAATTGTAATTTCACGCGTGTTACGCTTGACGCCGTGGGCATTTTCCGCGCTAAACCGGAACCGGCGTTTGGTCATTCCGTGACGGCGGCCGCCGGCGGCGCGGGCAGGCCCGGCCCGCAATACACTTACACCGTCGGGGCGGGTGTGTTGCGGGCGCTCTCAATCCCGACGATTTCCCGTGCCCGCGACCTAATCGTTTCTATGGTGTCCGGGCTTGACCTACGGGCCTACACCCTCGAATGGGACGGCGAACGGTACCAACGCAGCTACGTACCCGGCGAGTCATGGTTTACGCGGCCAGACCCGCGGGTAACCCGTAACTTTTTTATGGCGGCCGTCACGCAGGATTTAATCATGCATGGCCGGGCTTTCGCCTACGTGGTTTCGCGCTATTCGACCGGGTTTCCGGCGGCGTTCCAACATTTGCCGTATGACAACATTTCGACCCCCGACCAAGCCGGCCCGGAATGGTTCGGGCCCGCCGAAGAGGTGCTTTTTAACGGTGTCGAAATGCCCATTGATAACGTGGTGCAATTCCTAAGCCCCGTTAACGGGTTGCTATGGCAGGGCGAACGGGCCATTGACATTGCGTACCGTCTAGACGAGGCCGCCAAACGGTTTGCGTCCACCGAAATTGCGGCCGGCTACTTGCAACAGCTTGACCCGTCCGAGCCGATGACCGGCGACGAGCTCACCGAACTAGCGTCCGCGTGGGCCGATGCTCGCCGCTCAAAATCGGTGGGTGCGCTCAACAATGCCGTTGAGTACCGCGAATTTAAGAGCAACCCAAGCGTGTTGCAGCTCACCGAGGGCCGCCAGTACGCCGCCCGGGAGCTTGCCCGCGTCGCAAACGTACCGTTTTGGCTTGTCGGCGTGGAAACCGGCGGCATGACCTACCAAAACGTGCAAGAGGCCCGCAAAGATCTTTACCAATTTGGGGCCAAGCCGTTTATCGACGCCATCCAAGAAACGTTTAGTTTGGACAGCATCACGGCCCGCGGCAAACACGTGGAGCTAGACGTATCCGCGTACCTAATCGAAAACGCCATGTCCGACGTTGAGACAATCCGAGAGGTAAACCCCAATGCTTAGATTTGTTGCCGAGAACGTGACGCTTGACGCGTCCGCCGATGACACCCCAAGCCGCCGCATTACCGGCATTGCGGCCCCGTACAACGTGGAAGCCACCGTTATGGGCGGGCAGCGTGTCCGTATCGAGCCCGGCGCGTTGCCGACCGACGGCCCCGACCCGCGCCTTTTGGAAGAGCACGACACCGGCCGCATTGTTGGCAAAGTCGTGGCGCGAGAGTCCACCGATGACGGCATGTTGTTTACCGCCGAAATTGCCCGCACCCGGGCCGGCGACGACATTGTTGAGCTTTTGAGAATGGGGGCTATTGACAGCGTGTCCGTTGGTATCCAACCAACCGAACACGAATTTGACGGCCCCGTAATGGTCGTGAAAGCCGCCCAATGGGATGAGCTTTCGCTTGTCTACCGTCCCGCTTTCGCCGGTGCGGTAATCACTAAGGTTGCGGCATCGTCACCCGATGACGCCGAACCCGACACCGAACCAACCCCAACCGAAGAGGAAACAAACCCCATGTCCGACATTGACAACACCGTTCCGGTGGAAGAGGCAGCCCCCGCGGTTGTCGCTACCGCCCCCGTCCCGGCCGCGCCCCGCAACTTTGCGATGCCGTCGGCCGCGGAATACGTGTCCGCGTTCGTGCGCGGCGGCGCCACGTGGCAGGACTTTTCGTCCAAGCTCCGCGCCGCGGCCCCCGACGTTGTGACCACCGACCTTGACGGCGTGCTTCCGACGCCGATTGTCACCCCAGTCTACAACGGGCTGCGCGGCTTGCGCCCGGTCGTGGACGCCATTGGCCCCAAGGCTATGCCGGCATCGGGCAAGGTGTTTATCAGACCAAAAGTTTCTACCCACACCACCATTGGCGCGAGCAACGGCGAGAACGTCGCGCTTGACGACGGCACCTTTGTGGTTGACGACTTGCAGGTGACCAAGGGCGTTTACGGTGGCTACGTCACCGTTTCGGAAGAGTCAATCGACTGGTCGTCCCCCGAAGTGCTCGGGCTCATCCTTGACGACATGGCCCGCCAGTACGCCAAGCAAACCGACAACGTTTGCGCCGACAATCTGGTTGCCGGTGCCACCAACACCACCAACTTTACGGTTGCGAGCATCACCGACCCGGCAGAATGGGCCCGTTGGGTCTACGTCGCCGCCGAAGAAATCCTTTCGGCCACCGACTACCTGCCCACGCACCTTTTCCTTTCCCCGAATATGTGGCGTGCGCTCGGTCTGTTGGTGGACACCGCCGACCGTCCTCTTTTTCCTCAGGCCGGCCCGATGAACAGTTTCGGGAGCATGAGCCCGACCGGTTCGCCGGCCGCCGCGTTCGGCATGACCGTGGTTGTGGACAGCAACTTTGCGAACGACACCGTGATTGTCGGACAGCCTGACGGGTTCGAGATTTTCGAGCAGCAAAAGGGCGCGATTTCCACGAGCGAGGCAAGCACGCTTTCCCGTACGCTCGCGTTCCGCGGGTACCTTGCCACGTTGATGATTGACGCCGGCAAGTTCCGCAAGGCCGCGTTCGTCTGATACCTACCCCCTAGGCCCCAAAGGTTTGCACCATGTCCGTTTACACCGTCACCCACGTAACCCGTGTGGACGGCTACGGCGTGGTGCAAACCTTGGAGCCGAACGACATAGCGGTAGGGCAATCGGTCACCGTTGCCGGGCTCACTAACAGCACCCTAAACGGCACGTTTACCGTGGTTTCGGTTGAGAGCTACGCGCTCGAAGAGGTCACCGACAGCGGCGACCTAGTGTTTGACTACGACTTTTACTATCCGAACCAACTTATTTACGCCGACGCGGGCGACAACATCGCCCGAACCGCCGACAGCGGAACCGTCACCTACGGGCTAACGTGCACGTGGATTGACGCCGACGACGTAATTGAGTGGCTAGGCATTGAGTCCGCTACCGCTAACGACACCGCGTTTATTACCACTTGCGTGGAAGCCGCTAACGCGTTTGCGTACCGACGCCGGCAGGCCGCCGGGTATTTCGACAGCTTGTCCACGGTGCCCGGTGCCGACGTAAAACTAGGAACCGTGCTTTACGCCGCAAGCCAATACCGCACTCGCGGCAGCATTGACGGCTACCAATCGTTCGAGAGCATGAGCGTAGGCGCGAACACCATCGGGCTAGGGCAAGTCATGCAGCTTTTGGGCACCAACCGCCCACAAGTGGGCTAATGGCTGCCACCGGCACGCTCGCGGCCGCTATCGCAAGCATAAAAACGGTGCTCACCGG